ATGCACAGGACAAACCTGTGATAGGTTTTTACCCCCAGCCCAGATCTGAGCATATTCAATAGGATTATTTTTAAAGTGCGGCGTATAAGCCCATGTGTGTGTTGGCTTTAAATTATTTGGATAATAATAAAGATCGCCGGAACTATAAATTGCATAACATTCTTTTTTGTTATCTAGCGTTTGGAATAACAAAGATACCTCATTTTTTATTTAAAACACCAGTTAATTCGATGTCTACTTGATCAGGAAAATTAATATTAGATTCGGATTCTTTTCTTCTGCGATCACCAATAAACCGTGATTCGCCATGCCAATATTTTCCATCTTTAATAAATTTAGTCTTCAACATGCCTTTAGTCAAGTCATTTATATAATTTAATGCTGCCGTAATCCCAAGCATCCTATTTATTCTAATTGTTCGCTTTGCGAAATTATCAAAGTTGCCGTTATCATGGGAAGTATTAGATTCTAGCAATCTAAGCTTTAAAATAATTTTTAGCCAATATTCGTTACCATATATATTCACCAAACCGGGAGTTTCTGTTGGTGTACCAGCTGGAGTCGGTGGGAGGGGCTCGCGAGCCTTCTGCTCAGTCTTAAGTCGACCAAGGATGGCATCGTTAACAGAGAACGATGATTGTAAGGTTGGGCCCCCATGTTGGCCCTTGGGACAAACAACATATTTTACCTCTTCGTAGGTACCGAATTGAGAATAAAATGTATTATAAAAAGAAAACATATAATTTTTAAAATTATCAAGTTCAGCAAGATGAGCCTTTTCATAATAAAAATCAAAAACATTTTCGAATTGAACCCCGTACCTTTCCATATATTTTTTTGCACCAGAAGCTTCTGCTTCTTCCGCAGCTTGAGCTGTACCTGAGGCAACATTAAATACCAGACGCCATGGAGCATTTTTGTCGACCATGAAACCAAATTTCTTTGCAGCGTTCACAAGAAACATAAAGTTAGGATCATTAACATATTTTATAATGCTTTTGTTATTGCCTGTTCCGTGAAGCTCAGATGCTATTTCTACCATCAGACCACTAATATAGGGGCTGCAATGATTAGAAAGGATATAACCTGTTCGTGTAATTGGAAAATAATAAGCTATTCTGCCAACATACGTTAGAAACTGATGCATGAAATCATGAAAATTTTTAATTTTTCTAAAGCGATTATCGACTGTCAAATATTCTTCAACAAAATTAGTATATAAATTATTTACATATTTATAATAAGACCACTCCAGATCACCGGCGCGCCAGGCTTTGTGAATTTTTATATTTCCATTATATAAGCTTTGTTTATTAATCTCTGGGCTCATTTTTTTAATATAAGCGCGCAGGTCGGAAAAAGCTTCTGACACAAAATCAATTGCAAGTTCAGTTTTGCTTCCGCCTGCATAGATCTCTGTTAAATTCGCTGCGCTAGCCAAATAAACTGCGTTTCCCTGGCGATCTATTCGGCCATAAAGAAGTTGTTTCTTCTCTAAATCAAAGTGTTTTATGTCACCCAAGTCGGGATAAAAATTGCTTAAATTCTTTTTAGAATTAAAAATAGCTTCTGTAATTTTATTCGGCATATTTTACTTTCCCCTCTTTTTCCCGAAACCCACTTGTTTTCCTGTTAGGCTGGTTATATATTCTCCCGGGCGGATGGACATATTCGTTTCCATGATTGCAAAATAGCCACCCAAATTCAATTGGTAAGCTAAAGAATTTGTATCAGAAGGATCGCCCAAACCAAGAAGGCTGGCATTTGCGTAAAAAAGCATGCCCGGGGTGAAGAGAGAATTACCAATTAAATTTATATTGCAATCGTATACTTCTCTTAATTGGGCTATTTGATCTGTTCCCCCACCAAGTGCTTGCAAGCTTCTCATCTCTGCTAGGCCCGCAAGTTTACTTTTTGCAAATTTCATATTCTTCAGCAGGCCGCGGTCTGAACCGATATTAAAATGAAATATCCCATCTGGTATATCCTTGGATGGTTGGCCGGTACGTCGAGTTATGTCTTCTATTGTAGAAACTTGAACCAACCAATAGTCAAAAGAAGTTCGGATCATTGATTCATCAGAAACAATTTGTTTGGCTTTATCAAAATAATTGGTTTTGAACTCATCACTGTCGACATCAATTTCAAGCCAATTTGGCAATAATTCAGCCAAACGAGAAACATCCCGGCCGCATACTTTAACTTTTTCACCTTTTAACTGGCGGCCAGGTAGTGACAAACTTATACTTTCTGTTCTCGTCCCTCGTGGCTTGACAGTTCTTATGAAGTCACTCGATAGGGCCGGCATCACTAATTGATTAATAATTTTTGTAATAAAAGTACCAATCGGCATTTTGATTCGGCTTTTCTTCACGATAGTTTGGAGAAACCATTCTCGGAATAAATCAAAGGCTATCGGAAATTGAGCTAAATTAATTCTTTGTAGAGCCTTATCCCGATCATAATATTCCAAAGGGCCCAATAAGAGGCGTACGCCAGTAAGTGGGTAATCAAGAGCTATCTCTCCATCGGTTATATAACTTTCTTTTTTATAAATAAAAGCGTCCGGATGGGGAACTGTAGGATCTTTCGAATCGTGGATGTCGCCGTCGCCTTCGGATCGGTCAAAAAGAAGTTCTTTTCGAAAAATGGCCTTTATACCAGCATTTTTACATGCTAATTCAATTATATCTCCTAAAAATACAAAATAATAATTATGATCGCCATCAGAACCGGCATCTAGTATTGTTTTTGATTTAGAAGAATCAATCTCTTCTTTTTTATCGCTCTTACCATCGTTTGATTTTGATTCATCTTCAACTGCTTTAGTAACCGAGCCGGCTGTTGCTTCGGCAACTTTAGCCAGCCCTGTTCCTGGCATATTCATTTCACTACATCGGCCGATCTTCAAGGTCTTGCTAGCTTCACCGACCGCTGTACTACTTTCTCTTTTTATACTATCTATTTTTATTTTAGATTTCTTTTCTTTTCCTTCTTTGGCTGAATTAATTAAGCCGACAGCGGCTTGTATATCCTTCTTGGTGGCAGAGGCACAGAATAAACGAGTGCCGTTTCCTTTAGCATCCTGAGGATTCCCATCAATTATTTGAGCCATAAAGCCTTGGTAAACTCGTTCTCGGAATGCAGCTGCTTTGCTTTTTAAGGATCCTATTAGTTTATTAGTGTTATCAACATCCTTAAACCACTCATACATCTTGGTCATATCCGAAGCACCGGTAGGATTCAGGCCGTCGACTTCTTCTTCTTTTGCTATTGTTTTGAACAGCTCATTTTCATTTAATATTTTATTTAACGTTTTTTTTGCTTTACAGTCTGTACCATTGCAAGAAGGAGTATTCATTCCCGTGTGAACAGATAAAATTTGTTTTGAAAGTCTGGCGATCGCACCATAATTATTTTTTATATTAGCTTTCGGATCATAAAGTAAGTCGCCGTTCTCGCCGACATGAAAAGTTTCTTGAAAAATATTAGCATAGCTATTATTTAAAACCGATTCTATACGGCCCCAATAGTTGATATCTAAAGTTACAGATCCATCGTCGCTTATATTAAAATCGTAATCTCTTAAAGAGAGAGCCAAGACCATATTCATCTTTTCCAAGCTTTCGAGTATTTCCCTCTCGTTTGCTTCGGTACTAATGTTCTGAATCATGTCTTTAGTGGGAGAGTGATATCCCAGCAAAACTTTAATTTCGTAATGCATTGGATTTAATTGTTGAGTTTCGTTATCGATCCTAGTACCGGGATGTATTACCAAGTCTACGTATCTTAGGCCACCTTTTTCCGGAGGGGGCTCGCCGGGTGGCTGGGCTGTTAAATCTTTAAGACTTTTTAATTTTATTTTAAGATTGCACTCAATATTGTGTTCGATAGCGCCGTGGGAGGTACCTATTTGCTTAAAATCAAAAGATTGCAAACCAACATTTCTCCAGGTAGCCTTGGTCGACTCACTAGCTAAATAATCCTCAACAGACGCAGCATTTTCATTCCCAAAATTATCTGAAAATTTAAATTCTCTATAACACGGAGTTGGTAAGGGAACACGCTGAGCACTGTCCATCGTACGAACATTTGGGTAGCCATCTGATGTCCCACCCTCTACCGAAGCGGGGGCTAGTTCTTCATATGTAACGCGATATATTCTAATTTTTGGCTGAATCAAAGATAACGTAGAATTTTTTAATTTAAAAAATGGAGCCAAGTCTGGCATGGCCCTTAATTTGGTTACAATATCAGAACTATTGCCCTTGACTTGCCTAAAAGTTTTATAATTAAAAAGACCCTTTTTGGAGTTTTGGTATTCTCTAACTGTATTAATATTTTGACTTAAAATATATTGTTCTACATTCCGAAGATTCCGTTCAGTCCTGTGTCTGTGTTTCTGTTCTCTTAATTGCTTTTCTTTTTCTGCTGATACTTCTTCAGACGCATCTTTGCTAGCAGGATCCTTTTTCGGCTCAGTCATACTCTTCTCCGATTAATATCCCATATAGTATAACACAGAATCTAAAGGATATGGAATATATATTACCTGCCCTGGCTGGACATGGAACTCTGTTGGTTTTTGATTGTAAAGAGCTATAACCCACCATTTTTCTGGATCTTGATAATAATCATCAGCCAACTTATAAAAACGATCACCAGTGCCCCAAACATGCTGCGCTCTTTTAAAATGACTGCGGTCTGCTGCGCTTGGATGACGAAATTGTGGTGTATCAAATTGACGAATAAGTTTCATCCCTCTTTTCTTTAAATAACGTTGATAAGCAGGATCGTTATTGACATAAATGTTTTGGTTAAAATATCTCATAAGTTACCCCCTAATCAGAAATCGCCGCAAATGTGTTTTCTTCCCCAGCTGCGTCAGGTGCGAGGCCGCTGCCGTCGAGATCGGCTATTCTCTCTGTATGTTCCGCGCCGTTGGGGTCACAGCGACCATCGGCAGGGTTGCCGTCGATGCAGTTGTAATCATCCGGTACTTCGGGCAGATCGTCAACCACATCATAACCAGAATCTTCTGGTGGCTCGGTGCCAGGCTTATCAGTTGATAAACCCTTGTTCAATTCGAGTCCGTATGGGAAAAGTCGCCCAACATCGGCGTCACTTACGGCTTCTGCTATTTTTCCTCCAGGCGAGGTGCCTCGCCAAGCGCCAGTTTCATGATCCCACCCTAGTGAGTGTTCATGAATAATATCCAAGTTGCATGAAATTTTATATTCCATCGGTATCAAAAAATATTCTGGACGTGTTTCAACGGTGCCCATTAAATCATCAAATATACCCCCGTCGGACAACGGATCTATATTGGCAGCGACGCCGAACTGGCCGCCCTCATCGGCGTCGACGTCGCGGGTTAGTTGTCCTAGGCCCCCAGGATGCATTGATATAAAGCCGGCTTTTTTATTGTGGCTGAGTTGTACATTTTTGATGACGCATAATAAACCTTCTAGAGGATAATTAGCAGACGTGATCATATTAGCATATTTAACCCGGAAAAGAGGAGAAGCAGAAACGGCATTTGAACCGCCGCCCACTTCTTTATACGCAGGATACAAAGACGCCATAAACCAACTAATATGAGATAAATTCCTTAAAGCCATGTTCTTTCCGCTAGAAGGTATCACCCAGGATAATCTTATAGACCTTCGAGAACCCTTCCAGATATGATAAGCGTCGTTGCGCCCGTATACTTGCTGCGCGCTGTATTCGGGATTTAAAGTATCCGTAAAAGCGTCAAGAAAGGCCATAAATGTGATTCTAGGCGGATTCTTGATATGCATTGGAATAATTTCTAATAAAGTACCCCGCTGGGCGCCGTCAGTAGTAAATTTATCTTTATCGGGAGACCCAGATTTCAATATTTCTGGGGCAACTCGTGTTAATTTGCCGCGTGTACCTTGAATATCTGATTTTGCGATTAAAGATGTTTCATATTGAAGAAACTTTTCATTTTGAAAAAAATTATTTGCCATTAAGAATGCATCCTCGCAAGAACAGGGCCGGTAAGACCATGTTTAATTGCCACCTCCCCTAGTTTTTTACCATCCACAATTAGTTGTACAATTTGTGGTCCAAGTGCTGGTGTTGCGCCTGCTATTGAAGGAGATTGAAGGGTTTCACCAAGCAACGAAGGACTGGTGGGTCCTGGGAGCCTTCCGGCGGCGAGGGCCGGCGATTCCAATTTTGGAATCACAGGTGCAGCAAGATTTTGAGGTGACATTACTGCTGGGCTGGTGGGAGTCAACGGGGAAGATGCGAGGAGTACCCTATTCGGATCATAAGTATTGCGGGCGCTGGGCAATAGACCGCGAGCTGCATCTTTCTGTATATCTTCTACTCTCTTCTGAATCTTTTCAATTTGGTCTTTCGTGAGTTCGCCACCGGTTTCTCCTAGCAATATAAGGCCCAATATTCCAAGGTCTTTTAGCACGCCAGAACCAGGTATCAAGCCTTTTACTTGTTCAATCTTTTTTGATACACCGTCGATTATTACGCCGGAAGAACCAATTACTGCTTCGCCGGCAGACTGGGCGCTAGCACCGAAGCCCATCATGGCCTTCTGCATGTCCTGCGCCAATTTAACTGGGGCTTCTCCTAATTTTGTCGACACTCTTCGAATAAGATTTTCGTAATCTCTCATTGGATCAGCCAGCTCAGAGAATTTCAACTTTAATAAATCTGTAGCTGTTGTTGCTTTTTTGATGCGCTCTGTCATCTCATCTTGTTTTGTCGCAGTGGTATCCATTGCTTCGCCGGCCATCTGGAAGTCTTCCTCGCTACCAAACAATCTTGCAGCAGATTCAACATCCATGCTAAGGGCGCCGGCGATGACCATTTTTTGACGACGATCCATATCTTCAAAAGCAACACCCGCATCTGCCACTGCTTGTTTTATTAATTCAAATTTTTCAGCAGGATCAGCATGAACAAGTTCCATCATTGATAAATGTGTGCCGCCCAATATGGCATTTAATTTGCCAGCCGCTGTTGCCGCACCTTCAAATGTATCAAATTTTTGTGCAAACTTATCCAAATTTGCTAAAGATATCCCGGTTGCTTGAGCCTGGGCTTCCATCCCAGCAAAAACATCAATGGAGCGCTCTCCATATGCAACCAATGTGGGTGCCAAAGAATTGTAATCCTGAATTGCCTGATTAACATTAATATGCAAAGAATTAGCTAGGCCATCCAACCTTAACATGCTATTCAAAGCCATGGCAGGAGTTTGTTTTAAAGCCCTCGTGAAAAGATCAATTCCGGTTGTTGTAGTTTTTGTACCGACACCCAGCTTTTTCATACCTGCTACTAAATTGGCAGTACGACTAATAATTTCTCTATCGCCTATAGAGTGGACGCCATGGCGCATTATTGAAATATTATTTGTTATATCCTGGAGGGCTGAACCTACATCTTCTCCGGTTAGGCCGATGCCCCTCATGATACCATCAAATGCTTCTAATGTTTCCTGCCCATCCTCACCGATCTGTTTAAAGGGGCCGAGTGCAGAAACATGAGCCAACTCAAGTGCTTTAGAATACAAGCCAATAGTTGCAGTGTATTTTGTTAAGCCAGTATCCATCATGGTAGCATATGAATTAAAGCTTGTTTTCAGGTTGGCAAGTATTTCTTTCGAACTGGTGCCAAGCGAGGCAATTGCTAAATCTCTTGCTGTAATCCCAAATTGAGTCTTTATAGTATTTTCTTCTATAGCTGCGTTGAGGGCCTCAAGATCCTTTTGGGCTTCTGCCGCGGCGGTTCCGGTGCCGTCGCTAGCTTTTTTTAGTTCTTTTGCTAGCTTAGTAATCTTTTCGTAACTTAGTACTCCCGCCCGGGCGAGTTGTTCATGGGATAGTTTCAGATTCTCCAGGTCATCGAGGGCCGCGGTGTGCAACCGGCTGCCCTTGGTGAGAAGTTCAAGATCTTCTTCTTTTGCTTCTACTAAAGCTTTATAACCATCTGCCTGCTGTTTCACCATGAGTATCATGTCTGACAGCTTCTTATACTTCTTGTCGTCAATATCTACCACGCCTGAGCCAACCTTAGTTAATTCTTTATAAAGCGCTATTAGTTCTTTAACTTCTTTTGGATCTGTTGGAAGCCGAGCGCCCATTCTTTCTATCCCCCCTTGTGGTGTATAAGTAAATAGTGAAATTCAATAAAATAAAAGACCCTTGCGGGCCTTTTGTTGAATATGTCAGCTACGAAGAATCTTCTATGGCCTCTTTACGCTGTTCAAAGTGTTCTGCCAACTTATCAACAAACCACAAACGTAGGCCAACTGGCAAATTATATGCTTCAATGAAACTCCAACCGCCATGAAGCTTTAGAACAAAGAATTGTTCATAAACCTTTTCCATATATTTTTCACTCAGGCCAAAAAAACGCCGCAGTAAACGGCACCTCCAGGTCAACTGCGTGATAACATTTTGAACAAGTAAAAAACCGGCTAAAATCAATATTGGGAATTAATTTTGAGTATAAGCTTCTTAAATATTTTGAATCCATGGCAGGCATTGATTCAACAAAGTTTTTAATTGTTATATTATCGTTAACCTCGTTAACGGAAACAACAATAGAGTATAAGACATCAGTAATATTGGTTTCTTCTACTCTTTGCTTTCTAGCTTGTACCAGCTGGCGTTCATCCCTGCCGGCCAATAGTCGAAGGCCAACCGTAACACCTGATCTGGGAAGCTGCAATTCAAAAATACCAAACTCCGGATTGATATTAACGTTATTTTCTTTTAAGAATTCTTCGTCAAAACACTGTCCAATATACTTTATTTCTTCAAGATCATATTCTTCATCAGAAGAATGATTGCAGGAAGGACAAGTTATATTTGTTTCATAGAGGCGACCATAAGCTGATTTGCGTGCAGCAACCATTATGGCGTTCCTATCACCAACAAAAAGATTCGAAGCTTTGATTCTATTATCAACTATGAGATTATCAATGAGTCTTTCTAAAACAATCCCTTTTTTAATAAGCGTCGCCGAAGTTAAAATATCTTCGTCCTTTGCTGTCATGAATCTTATCTCAATCGTGTCTTCACCATGGAGAGGATGACCTTCTGGATAAAACACTCCTCTTGACGGTAGTTCAACAAACTCTGTTGGCACCACAAATGCCAACGGGGAGCCTTGTTGGCAAGCCCCCGCTATATCGTCTGGTTGGGGGCCAGGCCCCATTCCCAAACGTCTCTCATTATTGCGCATCTTAACCTCTCGTTAGCTTTTAAAGATATTGACCCAAGCCTTCTGAAGAGTTTTTGGTCGCATACGTGGCGAAATCATAAGTTAATCCAACCTTAATTTCAACCAAGCCAGAATCACCTGAATAAGTCATTTCTCCGGACCAATCTACATCTTTAACAAATGCATTTTTTAAAGTCCACTCTTCTCTGATGAAGGGCCCAACAGGGGGCCCGACAACATTACCTGGGTCGACGACGACGGGAGAAATACCGGCTCGATGACCACCGTCTAATTGTCTGATCACCACATCACCAAGAGTAGCCACTGCTGAAGTTTTGGTAAATCCTATTAATGAATTTGTAAAATTAGTAGGAAGGTCGTAACCGTTGTTCAAGAGAACATTCCAAAAAACACTACCTATATTCGGCTCAAAAGCGTCAACTAGCGTCACACTGAGATCCTGCCATTGAACAATGCCGGGATATTTGAATTCATGATTCATAAATTGATGTTTCGTGGGAGTTGAGGTAAATTTGGGCTTCGAAGCGCTTTTTGCCATGAAAACCAAATCATTACCAAGATGTTTAAAACTTACAGTCCACCGATGTTTTCTTTTAGGCTCGAATCCACCTGGTCCTGAATCTGAAAAAAATGGCATTATTTTATTTCTCCCTTGTCTACTATAAATAGTGTTTTATTTAAATTTTTATTTTTAATCATCGAAAGAAGCACCACTTCTAGTAATAATAAAGTCAAGTGCTATGAATTCGATAGCTCTTGCGGGCTTCAGGTAAATCTTGGCATACAGAATGTTTCTATCAATCAAGTCTGGCGTTGTAGTTGATTCGTCAAGCACAACCCTAAAGTCTGTGAGACCCAAGCCAGCTTTCACACCGTCTAAGAAGGGTACAACCTGGCCAGTGAATTTATCCCACGTGGCTGTAACATTCTGGTCAAAGAGAATTCTAGATGCAATCTGCGATATCTCTTTCTTGAGATAAATGAGCAGTCTTCTCACGTTAATTCTATCCAGAGCAGAACGAGTTACCTGCATTGTCTTTTGACCGAAGATGACAATTCCCTCAGCTGGGAAACTAGCAATAGGATTAATATTTGCATCGTAAAGCTTATCTCTTTGTGCTGAAGTAAGACGCTCTCTCACGCCAACCACTGGCAACCCGGCAGAGCCTTCGCTTAAGCCGCCGCGAGTGAAACCAGCTGGTGCAAACCAAACTGCTGATTTTCTCTGGGAACTTGAGAAGGTGCCAAGTGCTACCACCGAGGGCGGGACATATAACACAGCGTTGTTGACGTTGTCTTTAATACGAACCCATGGATAGAAAGTGCATCCATAACTTGAATTAATCTGCAAGTTGTTTTTCACCGTATCGACAACTGTATCAATGGTTCCTGCTTCAAATCTAGTTTGCTCGTCATCATCATTTTCATGCTGCGGTTTATACCCGCCGGCTGCATCAATAATTGCTATGGCGTCGCCGCGGTCTTCGCACACATTGACCAAAGAAGTTACCAACTTGGGGGCCGTGATGCCAGGAATAGTTGCAATATCAAATTCCGCAAACTCGCTATCAGATAAAGTATCAATTGCTCTCTTCATCGAATGATAAGCATAGTTAGTATTTGATGTAGGTGTGAGTCCGATATATTCATTTCGGAATGGATCTTTCTCTGTTACATCTAGGCCGTCAAAACCTCCAAACATGGGGGAGGTAAAGCGATTCCAATTTTCGCCTAATAGCCCTTCGTGGCCACCGGTATCGGCGGATGACGATGCGGTCCTGGAATCACCAAGGGCCCTGGAGCCAGCAGTCCATACCGCTGAATTATCTTCAACCACGATATCATCCAAAGTAA